TCGCAGATTTATATGGAGCTTTGGAGTCAATCTATCACGAAGTCAGCCGACAAGGCGATGAAGTTACTAAGGACCAGGTTACTGGTTATCTAAATGAACTGGCATCTGTTCTAGATGGCAAGACAAAAGCCGACACAGATTTGGCAGAAGAAGTTGCCCTCTGGTTGGCGGGCTTGGTTGAAACCAACCTAGAAACCGATGATTGGACAGTAAGCAATACGCCTCACATGACGGTCAGTGGTGATCATCCGGCAATGGCTGAAAAAGCTAAGGTTTCGTACTCGCCGAGTGCAGACCTAAATGTTTACGGCATGAGTGGCGGTGGCCCCGGTGGGGCAATGATCGGACAAGACGATATGAACTACAAGAGTGGCAAGTTTAAGGACGAAGCTGCAAAACGTAGTTGGGGCAATATTGGCGGCGATGGAACATATCCAGCGTTGCAGAATCCTTATGTTCCGAAGCCGTTTGGCGACTACACGATGAAGGGCGAACCAGGGGCAGACAAAGAGGTCTTCGGACAACACTGGAGTAGCTGGCAGAGTAGCGATACGTGGCCGAACCTCCAGAACCCATATCAACCCAAGAGTCCTTGGGACAAATCCAGTTACAAGATGAAATCTGATAATCTCGTAGTGGATAAGTAACAAAGGAGAATAGATGCAACAATATTTGCTTACCGAAAGCTATGATGAACCAGTAGTTCTCTCGCTAAATGAATCTACGGAGGGCAAAACCCGTTTTAGAGGTAAATTTCAAGAAGCAGAATCTAAAAACAAAAATAATAGAATATACCCTTTTGACGTGCTTGATGAAAATGTAAAAAGATTAAATGAAATTATAAGGCATAATAGACTCGTGGGAGAATTAGATCATGCTTTAGACTCAATTGTACACCTTACTAACGCTTCACATAAAATAACTAAGTTATGGTGGGAAGACAACATCTTGATGGGCGAAGGAGAAATCCTTAGTACTCCCAGTGGAAAAGTACTTAAATGTCTTATTAATGATGGTATTAGTGTGGGTATGTCCAGTAGAGGTGTAGGTAATGGCAAGACAAATGAAGATGGAGTACTAGTCATTAGTGATGGCTATAAATTAATAACGTTCGATATTGTTAGTGACCCGTCGACAATAGACGCATTTCAAGAGAAAGTTAAGAAAGAAAATACAATTCCGTCGAAAGCTGAGAAAACTGCTAATAAAATTGAAACCGAGAGTGTATATAAAATTAACAAGGATTTAGTTCTAGCTTGCCTCGGAAGCCTAGTAAAATCCAAAACAAACGATATTAAAATGGGGATGAAATAATGGATAAGGTACTCAAAGCACTAAAAAGTTTATTACCCGAGTCAGACGTTAAAGAAGTTGCTGACGCTCTTACGGAAATTCTCGATGAGTCTAAAGCTGAGCTTACCAAGGAATTCGAGGCAAAACTTGAAGATGCATACACTCAACACACCGAAGAGTTGGGTAGTGCAGAAAAGACAGCCGAAGAAGGTTATCAGCAAGCCTATGCTATCATCGAAAAACTACGTAATGATATGCAAACCCAGAAAGAGGAATTCGATCAAGCTCTTGAAGATGGCTACAGCGAAGCCCTTGCTGAGGTGAAAAAGGAAGAGGGTAAGAACAAAAATCTGGAAGTTGAAGTATACGAAGAATACGAGAAGAAACTCGCCGAAATGCGTGATTATATTGTAGACAAGGTAGATGTATTCTTGCAGACAAAGGGCTCTGAGATTTACGAGCAGGCCAAGAGAGACATGTTGAATGATCCCCGCATGGTTGAACACAAGGTTGCTCTCGACAGAATCCTAGAAGTCGCTCAGGATTACATTTCTGACGAAGATTACGCAATGGCTACATCCAGCCGCTTAGACCAAGCTGTGAATGAAATTGAGAACCTAAAAGGTAAGATTCATGTGCTTGAAGCCAAGAACGTTAATCTAGGCAATCAAAAGAATAAACTAGAAGAACAAGTCCGCAGCAAAACACAGGAACTTGAGCTTCTGAACGAACAAACCCAAAAGAAAGTTGAAAAAACAGAAAAGAAAGAGAGAATTGAAAAAGCCGTAGCAGCGCAAGCAAGTGGTAAAGGGAAAAAGGTTACAGAAGAGCAAATTATTGCGGAACATAACGAAGCTCCAGTAACAAACGATGACGAAAGTGAAACGTTCGCCGAAGAATATGCCGAATTACAAGCATTGGCTGGACTTTCTAACTAATAGTCAAACGAGATGTAAATAATCTTGACAAATCATTTTGTCGGTTTATAATCATTCTTTGTCCAGTAATTTAATATAAAAGGAAAATAACATGTATAATAGTCAATTACTTAACGAAGCTAAGGCAATTGAAGCTAAATGGTCAAAGACTGGTCTTCTAAAAGGGCTTGATAACAAATACGAGCGCGAAACCACTGCTGTGATGCTAGAGAACCAGAGGCTGTTTAACGAAGTATCTACGGATACATCGGATATTGCACAATTCAAGAGAATCTCGATTCCTCTTGTACGAAGAATCTACCCCCAGCTAATTGCTAACAAGATCGTATCTGTTCAGCCATTGCTAGGTCCAACCGGTCTGGTTTACTACTTGAGATTCAGGTATAGCTCTAACAAGGGCGCTACCCAAGGGCAAACACTAGACGCCGGATTCCCAAGTGACGATTCAGTATCTTTACAACAGTTGGCAAGCGGTGATGCGAACTTGGATATCTTCTATTCTAGTCAATTCATTCAGAATGAGACGTCTTCGACGTATCTTTCTGGCACAACGGCTAGCGCATATGATCCACTTCAGCACACACCTGTTCTAGCTGGTACGCTAACTGGAACGATTTACTATGGAACGACTGCTATTCAGACCTTTACGGTTTCGAGTGCTGGTACGTTCACGTTTACTTCGATTGGTTCACCTGCTAACCCGGTTACTGCCGGTACGCTTGATCTAACCAGTGGTATTGTAACCTTTACGTGGACAACCACGACGGCATCTAGCAACTACTTCGTAGCGAGCTACGAATATAATATGGAATGTAATCAGGATCTACCTGAAGTCAATCTAGTGGTTGAAAGCGAAGAAATTGCTGCTAAGACTCGTAAGTTGAAGGCCGTTTGGTCATACGAGGCTCAGCAAGATTTGCGTTCTCAGCAAAACCTAGACGCCGAAGCGGAATTGACAGCAATTCTAGCCCAGGAAATTAACCTAGAAATTGACCGTGAGGTTCTAACCGACCTTCGGAACAATGCTGGTACGGTTTCCGTATGGGACTTCAATACAGCACTAGGCGATACGATTAAAGAAAAGTATGAATCGCTATATGTTAAGGTTGTTGAAATCTCTAACGTCGTTCATAGAAAAACTCTTCGTGGTGGTTGCAACTGGATTGTAACGAGCCCTGAAGTAGCTAGTATCTTTGAGACAGCAACGGCTGGGTTTGCTCCATCACCTTCGGAGACATTTACTAGCTCTATCGGCGTTCAATACGTCGGTACTGTGAGTAATCGTTGGAGATTGTATAAAGACCCGTTGTTCCCGCAGGGACAAATCCTAATGGGTTATCGTGGAGATAGCTACATGGACAGCGGATATTTCTACTGCCCATATGTACCATTGACACAGACACCTGTTGTTCTTGATCCAGAGTCATTCTGTCCTCGTAAGGGGATATTGACCAGATATGGGAAGAAGTTATTGAGGGAAGGTGCTAAGTTTTACGCACGCCTTTCCATCGCTAATTTTATTATATGATTTTACACTGTAAAATCACGACTAACCCGGCTCAAAATGCCGGGTTTTTTATTGTATATGCCAAAAAGCTATTGACCTGCCCAAGCAAAGGGATATTGACCCGGCTAGTAAGAAGCTGCTTCGGGAAGGAGCAGAGTTTTAAGCGTTTTTAACAAAAATCACAAAAATCTATTGACAAATGATATTTTCCTGCTAAACTACATATATAAGGGAAACAGGTAAATATGAACTTAAAACAATTTGATGAAATATATAAAAATGCTTTTAATAACGAACAAATCAATATTAAATGTGATTGTTGTAATAAAACAGAGGCAAGGAAAAGACATTCCGCAAGAAAGAATATAAAAAGAAACGGCATGTTCAGATGTAGAAGTTGCTGCTACACGGAGGAAGGCAGGCAACGTATATCAGAAGCCACTTCATACACAAGAAGTGATGAAACTAAGCAAAAGATGTCTGTTGCTAAAAAGGAGTTTTATCAGAGTAAAGAAGGTATAGAACTTAAAAATAAGTTATCTATACTTACCGCTTATAAAAATTCTAATAATGAATTACATAATTATAGAAGAGATTGGTATCCATCTTCTAAGAATGATAAATATGTATATTATTGTTCTTCTTATGAATTA